GTCTTCTTTACACGCAGTCGAAATGAAAAGGGTAAAAGTCGGGCAGTGTTCCCGAATAAAATGATAAAATATGATTGATTTAAAAAACCAAGATTGCCTTGAAGCAATGAAGAAGATGGACGACAACCAATTTGATTTGGCGATTGTTGACCCGCCCTACGGAATCAGCGTCAACAAGATGACACTTGGTTCCGGTAAGTATAAGAATAAAGGGAAGGCGTGGGATTCGGAAACACCAAGTCAAGAATACTATGACGAATTATTTCGTGTGTCAAGAAACCAAATCATTTGGGGTGCTAATTATATGATTGACAAAATCAAGCGTCCGTCTATGGGTTGGATTTACTGGGACAAACAAAACGGCGATTCTGATTTTTCGGATGGTGAGCTGGCATTCACGTCATTCAACCGAGCGTTGCGTTCTTTCAAATATCATTTGTCAAAAGATAGGCACGCAAGATTTCATCCAACACAAAAGCCAGTTCAATTGTATGAATGGATTTTGGACAATTACGCAAAAGACTTTGATACGATTTTAGACACGCATTTAGGTTCGGGTTCAATAGCGTTGGCGTGTCACAATCGCGGCTACAATTTGACTGGTTTTGAAATTGATTTGGAATATTATGAAAAGGCTTGCGAACGATTACGCGTTCACCAATCTCAACTTACAATGTTTTAGGATATGCCAGGAAGAAAACCAAAGCCAACAGCGATGCTGAAGGCAGCAGATACTTATAGAAAAGACCGTCACGAAGAGCGCCTTGAAGTGCAAGGCCGCCCAGTGCTCCCAACCTACCAAAGTGCAGAGGAGACTTTTGACTGGTTGGTTAAGCACCTTGATGATCTTGGCGTTGTTGCAGAACTTGATGCCATCGCATTGCAAATGATAAGCGATGCGTGGGAGGACTATTGCGCAAGCCGAGCAGTGATTAAAAGATTAGGCCCAACCTATGCGACCACCACAGCACAAGGTGATGAGATGCATCGACCAAGGCCCGAGCTTGCAATGATGAATGGTGCGTGGGATAGAATAAAAAAGATGCTCCCCGAGTTTGGACTCACCGCAGCGGCAAGAGCCAAGTTGAGCACACCCGAGAAGATTGATAGTTTAGAAGATTTATTAGGAGAATGATATGGAGAAGAGATGTCACAAATGCAAAGAGATAAAGTCGTTCAATGATTTTCACAAAGACAATCGTTCAAAAGACGGGCATCAGTCAAAATGCAAGGATTGTAAGAAGCAATATCATTTGCAGAACAAGAAGCTAAAAAGCAAAAAGGATAAAGAACGCTATCAAGAAAAAAAAGAGGAGATAAAAAAAAGAACAAATCAATATTATCACGAAAACATTGAGGTCATCCGAGAAAGAAGAAAAAGGTATTACCATAAGAATGCCGACGACATCAAAAAGAAGGTAAAGGAATGGCGAGAAGAAAATATTGATTACGTAAAAAATCGAAATCGTAAGAAATACGAAGAAAACAAAAAAGAGATTTCACAAAAGCATAAGGAATACTATAACAACAACCGGAACAAGATATTACAAAGAGGTTCGGAGTACAGAAAAAACAACGCTGACAAGATAAAAGAGAACAAGTCAAATTATCACCAAAGAAAAAAGAATGACCCAGTTTATAAATACTCAAGATTGCTGAGGAATAACATACGGTCATCTTACAAAAGGAACGGATTCAAGAAATCAAAGAACACCGAAAAAATACTTGGATGCACGTTAACTTGGTTTTTTAAAGAATGGTTAAACAACCAGTACAATCCACCAAAAACACACATTGACCACATTGTTCCAGTGTCATTGGCAAAAAGCAAAGATGAGGTTTTTGCATTGAACCACTTTAGCAATATGCAAATATTAAACGCTAATGATAATTTGTCTAAAAACAACAAATATGTTTCCCTTACTGGATTAACGAAAGTGTTGTCTAACCATCCCAGTCCCAATACAATAAAAAGGATTGTGTCAAGAAGTCAAATAAAAATCAAATAATGTACGACAGCAACAAAGCAGATAGGGTCATCAGATTTATAGAAAAGGTCTGCACCCACGTTAAAGGTGACTTAGCCAATAAGCCATTCATATTAGAGGAGTGGCAGATAGAATACATACGCCAACTCTTTGGTACGGTAAACGAAGATGGTACTCGGCAGTACCGCACCTCGTTTGTGTTCATCCCGCGTAAGAATGGAAAGAGTAACCTACTCGCTGCTATTGGTTTGGCTTTGCTATTCGTAGAGAAAGAGCCAGGAGCGGAGATATATGTATGCGCCTCATCACGCGACCAAGCAAACGCTATCTATGACGTATGTAAGCAAATGGTTCGGAATCAACCTGTACTCGAGCGCGCTTGTAAGGTGTACCGCAACTCGATTGTGCTCAACGGCACCAACTCATTCCTTAAAGCGGTAGCTGCGGATGCTGGTGTTTTGCACGGGAGCAATGCGAGTGCGGTATTGTATGATGAGGTGCATACTGCTAAAAACCGTGAGCTTTGGGATGTAATGGCTACCTCTATGGGTGCACGTTCCCAGCCGCTTATGTTCGGCATCTCTACTGCGGGCCTCTTCGATCCTAACAGCGTTTGCTATGAGCTTTATGATTATGGGAAGAAGGTGCGCAGCGGAATCATTGAGGACAGCACTTTCTTGCCACTTATATATGAGGCCTCTCTTGATGATGATATCCATAGTGAGGATACGTGGCGCAAAGCAAACCCCAACTTTGATGTGAGCATCAAGCCCGAGTATTTTAAAAAGATGAGCCAAGAGGCAAAGAGCCTACCGTCCAGTGAGATTGCGTTTAGGCAGTTGCACTTGAACCAATGGGTGAATAGCTTAAGTGGCTGGATATCTGATGATGAGTGGATGAAAAGCTCGGGCAGTGTACACTTAGAAGAGTTAAAAGGGAGGCCTTGTTATGGCGGTTTAGATTTAGCAGCCGTTGAGGATGTCACTGCTTTTGTTTTGGTATTCCCTTGGGATGATGGCAGTATCAAGGTGTTGCCTTATCTATTTGTAAGTGAGGCCGCCGTGGAGCGCAGAAGGGTGCAAACGGGTGGATCGTACGACAGCTTTGTTTCTAAAGGTGAGCTTATCGTTACCGATGGGAACAGCACCGACTATAGCGTTATCAAGCAGAAGATATTGGAGGCCGCTGATGTGTTTGATGTGCAGAGCATCGCTTTTGATAGATGGAACTCTAACTCTTTAGTGCAGCAGCTCGTAGATGAGGGCCTTGATTTAGACCCGTTCGGCCAAGGGTTTGTATCTATGAGTGGCCCAATCAAGAATGCTGAGGTATTGATTAAGAAAGCGGCATTGCACCACGGCGGTCACTCTATGCTTCGCTGGATGGTAGGGAATGTTGTAGTGAAGAAAGATGATGCTGAGAACGTGAAGTTCTCTAAAGCAAAAGCTGGCGATAAGATTGATGGCGTTGTTGCTATGATAATGGCGCTGGGTGAAAAGATGACGGTTGAGAATTCTGATGTATCGAAAGTCAGCACTTATGAAAGTCAAGAAATCCGATTCTTATGACCATAGATGAAGCAAAAAAGGTTGGGTTGCTGCTCTTCGATGTTCCAGGATTGTCTCCTTTTTTAAGACACGAGGGAGGGAATAACTACTCCGTTGAACTCATTTTTGAGGGTAAAAGCTACACGATACAAAAAGAGCGTTATTAACATTTAGGTGTTAATTTTCTTTTTGTTCCTCCTATATATAGAGAAAAAAAATAAAAAATAAAGGTATTTGTCTTTGTATTTATTTCCCTACGGAGGCATAGCCTCCTCCGTAGGTAAATAGATACTTGCATCTTTGACAAACGCTGGGGCACTTGTTTCGTGTTTGTTTTTTTGTATATTTAGAGGACAACAACAAAACTCTTGATTATGAAAGAAACGAAATTAGTTATTGGCGATTACTTGCTATCGAAAAGATTCGGGTGGCAGTACAAGATCATCAGCATCAGAAATGGTGTTGCTGTTTTGCAAGATATCGTGCGTGAGAATGTACGAATGAGATTTACCCTTCGCGCCTTGCGTAATAGGATTGAAATAGATAGCTTTGCTCACTCACCGCATCCATTTTAGTGTTGGTTTTGGTTTATTAATTTCTATTAGGTTCTTAGCGGTGCAAACCTCCTCATTGATTTGAGGGGGTTTTTTTATTCCCATTTAGCGATACTTATATTTGGTGATGTAATTACAAAGTACACACTACTTTATGGCCGAGAATCAAAATCTATTTGGGCGTATCATTGGAGCATTCCGCTCTTCGCCTAATAACCCTTCAACATCATTAGCGAATCCCGCTTCTTGGATGTTTGACGGCGCGGCCTCAAAAACGGGTATTGCAATCACTGAGGATAGCGCTATGCGCCTTTCTGCGGTATTTGGTGCCGTTCGTGTTATCTCCGAGACTATAGCATCATTGCCGTGGGCAGTGAAGCAAGATGTAGGCGATAGCACCCGCAACGCATCAGCACACCCAATCAATAAGCTAATACATCACCCGAACGGGATGATGACGGACTTTAACTTTAGAGAGGTTTGTCAGGCGCACCTTTGTTTGCACGGGAATGCATTTATTGCGATCCGTAGAAACGAAGCGGGCCAGCCCGTTAAACTTATTCCAGTACACCCCGACCGCGTTGAGGTTAAGGTCTACAAGGATGAGAAGTTCTACAACATTGACCAAGGTAAAGAGACCTTTGATGATACTGAGATGATACACATTTTAGGGTTATCGTTTGACGGTATCATTGGTAAGAGTGTAATAGAGGCAGCACGAGAAAGCATTGGCCTTGGTTTGGCTGCTGACCAGTTCGGTGGTTCATTCTTTGGTAATGGCGCAAACGTAAGTGCGGTGCTCACGCATCCTGGCCGCCTATCAGATGAAGCCTATAAGCGTTTAATGGCTTCTTGGCAACGTAGGTACAGCGGTCTCGACAACGCACATAAGACAGCCATATTGGAAGAAGGAATGAACTTGCAAAAGGTCAGCATCTCACCACAAGAATCGCAGTTCTTAGAAACGCGTAAGTTTGGAGTAGAAGACATTGCAAGGTTTTTCCGTATCCCATTGGCTTATCTTGGATCGTTAGAGAACTCAAGTACGAGAGCCAACATCGAGGAGCAAGGCATTCAGTTCCAGCGCAACACGATACTACCGTGGGTAAAGCGTTGGGAGGCAGAGTTTAACCGCAAGCTATTTCCTGGTCAAGAGGACTATTTTATCCGTATCAATATGGATGGGCTTCTTCGCGGTGATATCTCAAGCAGATACTCAAGCTATGCAACGGCAAGACAATGGGGATGGTTGAGCGTTAATGACATACGCAAACACGAGAGCCTTGACCCAATTGATGGAGGAGATATTTACTTACAACCTATGAATATGGTTGAGGCGGGAACTGATAACGCTGCTGAGTAATGCCATACAATGACTATCCACAAGCAGCAGTAAACAACGCACAACGTGCTTTAGACTTCCGTGAGAAGAATGGTACGGATTGTGGTACACCTGTAGGGTGGGCAAGAGCAAACCAAATCGCGGGTAAAGAAAACCTCAGCGATGAAACGCTTGTAAGAACTTACAGCTTTTTGAGTAGAGCGAAGACCTACGACCAAGGTAAGTTCACTGATGAGGACGGCAAGGAGATTTGCGGTTCTATTATGTATGCAGCTTGGGGCGGTGATGAGATGCTGCGCTGGGCAAAAAGAACGATAGAAGGAATGGAAGAAAATAAAAACGAGCGCCACATCAAGTCCGTTGTTGAGACTGATGAGGAAATTGTCATCACATTCGGTAAGGGTGAGATGGAAGAGGCTGGCTATAAAGATGAGGAGCGTGCAGCACCCGATGCGTTGAGCGTAGGTGATTTTGTACGTTGGAACACAAGCGGCGGAAACGCTTACGGTGTTATCATTCAAATCGAAAGAGATGGAGAACTCGAGGCAGATAGCGGCTTTAAAGTCAACGGCACTGCTGATGATCCAGCGGCTCTCATTAGAATATACCGCTACTCCTCGGAAGAGGAAGCCTACATCGAGCGCAAGCCAGCGCTTAATGTCGCGCACCGCTTCTCGACTTTAGAGAAGTTTGATGCTGAGGTGCGTAGCCACAAGGCCATCATTGAGAAGCGTGAGTTCCGTATGGAGAACGCTGAGTATGAAGGCAACACCATTAGAGGATACGCTGCTGTTTACAACAGCGACAGCGAATGGATGGGAGGCTTCTACGAGCAGATTGCTACTGGAGCCTTTGATGAGGTAATGGATAACGACACACGCGCTTACTTTAATCACGATGAGAATTTATTACTTGGTAGAGTGTCCAGCGGAACCCTACGCCTTGGTAGTGATGAGCGAGGACTCTACTACGAAGTTGACCTACCGAATACTTCATACGCAAATGATTTGGTTGAATTGATGAAGAGAGGTGATGTGAACCAAAGTTCATTCGCCTTCTTGATTGACCGCGACCGCTGGGAAGAGCGTGATGGAAAGACTTATAGAATAATAGAAAAAGTATCAAGGCTTCTTGATGTATCGCCAGTTGCGCAACCTGCGTACCCCGATGCAACAAGTGAGCTAATGATGAGAAAAGATACACCCGAATCAGAGGGTGCTGAAGTTGAGGTGAAAGCCGAGGCGGAAGAAATGTCTGATATTGAAATCTTTGAATATAAACTCAAACTTTTAAAACTCGATTAAGATGAAAAACATCGAATTAAGAGGACGTCGTGCGCAGCTCATCAAAGATGCTGATGCAATTGTAGCTGGTGCACACGCTGAAAATCGCTCAATGACGGGCGAAGAAAAAACAAAGTTTGAAGCTATCGAAGCAGATGCTCGTGGCCTCAAGCAAGAAATTGAAATCATCGAGCGTAACGCTGAGATGAAGAAAGAGATCGCTTCAATGGAAGGCGAAGCTCGTGCTGCTGCTCCTAAAGCAAACGCATCTGCTGCATTCTCTAAATACCTACGTCACGGCTTTGGTTCATTGTCTGCTGAAGAGCGCTCAATGGTACAAAAGCGTGGTACTGCGACTCAAATCGCTGGTACTGATAGCTTAGGTGGTTTCTTAGTACCTCAAGAGTTCAGCAATGAGCTTGATGTTGCTACTGCCTTCACAGGTGAAGTAGAGCGTTTGGCTAAGAAGTTGAACACTGCTTCAGGTGGCTTGTTAGATTACCCAACAATCAACGATACTGCAACTGATGCTAACCTAATTGGTGAGGCTTCTGCGGTAACGGTACAAGATATGACCTTTGGCAACAAGCAGCTTTCTGCTTACAACTACAGCTCATTAGTAAAAGTATCTCAGCAATTGTTGCAAGACTCTGCTTTCGACTTGAACTCGTTCTTGGTTGAAGCTATGGGTGAGCGTATCGCTCGTGCAACCAATGCGGCTTTTACTACTGGTACTGGTTCTTCTCAACCTCAAGGTTTGGTAACTGGTTCAGCTTTAGGTAACACTGCTGCTGGTGCAACTGCAATCACTGCGGATGATATCCTTGACCTTATCTACAGCGTAGATGCTTCTTATCGCAACAAGCCTGGCTTCGGTCTTATGGCTCACGATAACATCGTTTCTGCTGTTCGTGCTTTAGGCCTTGGTTCTGCTAATGACTTCCCAATCTTCATCCCATCGATGGAAGCTGGGCAGCCTGACCGCATCTTCGGTATTCCAGTTTATGTGAATAACGATATGCAGTCAAGCATCGCAACTGGTACTAAGACAATGATTGCTGCTGACTTCAGCAAGTTTGTTGTTCGTAATGCTGGTGGTGTTCAAATGCTACGCTTAAACGAGCGTTTCGCTGACGAACTCGAAGTAGGCTTTGTAAGCTACAAGAGAAGCGATTCTGCTGTATTGGATAGCCGTGCAGTTAAGCACTTGATCCAAGCATAAGGATGAAAGTAGTCTTTAAAAAGACTGTTGCTGGCAATGGGTTCCGCTTCCGCAAAGGTGCGGAGGTGGAACTCCCCAGCGATAGAGCAATGGAGTTCTTGAACGCTGGTTTTTGCGATGCAGTTGCAGAGCCACCTAAAAAGCGTGCCAAGAAGACCGTGTCAAAACCAAAAAGTAAGGAGAAAAGGTAATGGCTTATTCAGTAGTAACACCAGCGGCCAGCGAGCCGATTACATTAGAAGAGGCGAAGAACTTCTTGCGTGTTGATGGTAGTGATGATGATGCGCTTATAGGCGCATTGATTTCTGCTGCGCGTGAGATGTGTGAGCAGTATACTCGCAGAATCTTGGTTACTACTACCATTGATGAGTATTTTGATGGCTTCCCGAACTATAAGAATGCGGTAAGCAAAGACATCATCTACCTATCAAGAGGCCCAGTGCAATCAATCACAAGCCTTAAGTATGTTGATGAGATTGGCTCGGAAGAGACCGTCGCATCATCTTACTACGTTTCTGATACTATAAGTGAACCAGCAAGAGTAGCTTCTACTGCTGGATGGTTTGCGACTAACGGAATCATCAATCAAGTCATTGTCCGCTATGTAGTGGGTGCTGATGTGAGTAGTATACCCACGCCATTAAAGCAAGGGATGCTCCTAATCATCAGCGACTTATATGATAAGAGAGATGACCGAGTGAGAAAAATGCCAACAGCATCGGAGTACCTGTTTAACCCATTCCGCATCTTTACATTCTAATGATAGACCAAGCTGGACAACTGGATCGTAGAATCACTATTCAAACCTTTAGTGAAACTACGGATAACTTTGGGCAAGAAGTGAAGAGCTTCTCTACCCTTGCTTCAGTATGGGCCAACGTGGTTGAGAGAGTAGGGCGCGAGGGTGAAGACGGTGAGATGATAGCAGCCACTAAAAAGGTGGAGTTTATTATTCGCTACCGCACTGATGTTGATGAGGAGATGCGTATTTTATACAACAACAATACATATAAGATTCAAGCGATACAATCCGCAGATGCCCGCAAGGCATTCCTTAAGATTGTATGCTTATGGTCAGATGCGCAGTAATGGAAAACGTAAAAGTAAGAGTTGAGGGTGTCGCTGAGGTGATGAGAAAGCTCCGCAAACTTGATGATAGACTCAAGAAGAGAATACTCAAGAAAGTAGGGAAGAAATCACTGCCGCCTATGGTTGACTCTTATAAGCGCAACATCACTGATGCAGATGAGGTGTTTAAAGTATATCGAAACGGCAAGATAGCCTACGAGATAAAGCCTGGACAACTGCGCAGAAGTGTTGGTATAAAGACACCCAAGCACCTACAAAAGAAAGATGTAGTAGGTATGAGTGTTGGGCCACGCAGAAGCGGTAGGTATAAAGATGCAGAGAAAGGCGGTTGGTACGCTGGGATGATAAACTTTGGCTGGTTAAGAGTTGGAGGCAATCAAGGAAAGCGATACCAAGGTCAAAACTTAAACTTTGCGCAAAAGGCAATGGCTGCTGCAAAGACAAGGGTGAATGTGAGGTTTGTCCGTGTATTTAGAACGGAAACCACAAGAGAGATAAACAAGCTCAAGTTTGGGCAGAGATTTGGTTTGCGATGATTGGTAAAGTAATAAAGTACAAGTTCGATAACACCAGCAGTTTAAACAACGTTTTCGCTGGCCGTGTTTATCCTTTGGTTGGAGCGCAAACGAGTGCCCGACCTTTTTGCATTTACGATACTACAAGCATCCGCCCTGAAGGATCGAAAGATGCCGACAGCCATATTGATATAGTCAACATTGAGCTGACTTTAATAGGAGATAACTACGGCACGCTACAAACTGCCGTTGAAAATATACGCACGACTTTTGTGCGAATGAAGGAAACAATTGAGGGCGTGAATGTTCAATCGTGTGGCTTTGATACTCAAAGTGAGGTATTCAATGTTGATGAGGAGACTTTTGCGGTATCAGTTGATTTAGTGTTTAGAATAGTCAAATCATAAAATTAAAAAAAGATGGCAGCAAGTACATCAGTAATGAATAGCACCGATGTTGTAGTACGCATCGGTACTGACGGTGCAACATATGAAACCGTTGGTAAAATGACAAGCGCTTCCTTAAGCGTTACAATGGCAACTCGTGATATTTCCACGAAAGACAGCGCGGGCTGGATGGAAGTATTGGAAGGCCAAAAATCTTGGACTCTATCGGGCGAAGGCTTGGTAGTGTACAATAATAGCGGAAAGGCAACGCCTGATGATATCTACGGACATCTAAGCAGCCGCACCGTTATTTACATTGAGTTTGGTTCAGAAGCAACTGATGAGAAATACTACAGCGGTACTGGGTACTTCACTGAGTTCTCAACTGATGCTGGAGTAGAAGACAACGCAACGTTCTCTTTCTCATTCCAAGGAACAAGCACCTTAACTCAAGGTACTCAATCATAATATCAGTAGGGGGGCTTCGGCCTCCCTATTTTAACATCACACACAACAATGGAAACAAACTTGATAAAAGTAGGCGAAAAGACATACCCTGTAAAGTACGGGTTCAATGCATTAAGATTGTTTTGCAATGCCAGCGGCATTGGATTGCAAGAGCTTGAAAAGATAGGAGAAAACATAAGTATAGACCACGCCATCAATTTGGTATGGGCGGGAATGAAAGACGGTGCACGAGCAGAGAAGCAAGCCTTCGATCTTGACACTGATGACATTGCCGACTTGCTTGATGAGGATATGAGTATCATTCAGCAGTGTATGGAATTGTTTGTTGCCTCCTTTGTGAAGCCAGGAGCTGAAGAAAAAAAGTAAACGCCCAAGCCTCGGAATCCCTTGATTGGGATGCACTGGAAGCGGTAGGTTTGGGTGAGATGGGAATGAGTGTTGAGGAGTTCTACAATATGACTCCGCGACAATTCCAAAACAAAAGAGAGGGCTTCCAAAATCGTATTCAGTATGAGACTGAATTGGTATGGGAGACCACGAGGTGGCAAGCAGCGGTAAACATTGCGCCACATACGAAGAAAAGATTAGGCCCTAAAGACTTGGCTGTTTTCCCTTGGGATAGCAAGAAGCGAGTACATAAGGCTGCAACATACGAAGAGGTGCAAGAGGCAATTAAAAAGGTGTTTGGTAAATGAGCCGTACGGATATAGATTTTAAGATTGGCGCGGACTTAAAGCAGTTCCGCGGTGCAATGGGCAACATCGACCACAGCTTAA